AACATGGCTGCTGCTGGAATTAAAACTAATATTGCACTTAATGCTCAACTTGCTAATGCAATGCAACAGGCTGGGTTACAAATGGGTATGACTGCTGCACAACAAGCAGGTGATGCAATTACTCGTCCTTATCAGTACTAAATATGTCTAGAAAGGCAAACACAGAGTTAAAAGATGATTTACCTTCAACAGTAAAGGAACTTGCGAAGAAAAATCAAATTACTTACGAAAAACAACTTGAATTGTTAGGTGGTAGTGGTGGTAGATTAGCTGTAAAACCAGAACTTGAAAAAGGAAATAGATTTGCACAGTTTTTAGTTGGTGATCCTCTTGGTGAAACAGAACTAGTTGATGGAAAACTTGTATCTAAATATAGACCAAAAAATATAGGAAGATTTACTGCAGGGGTAGGAGATCTTCTTACTATGAACCTCACAGACTTTGACAAAAGAGGTGGTGGGTTTTTAGGTTTATATGATCAAAATATAGTATCAAAATTAGGTGGTAAAGCAGAAGATTTTAAATTATCAAAATCAGAGTTAGACGTGTTGAAAGAACAGAAAAAAGTTGAAGAAGATGCTAATAAAGGACCATTTGATGATGCTGAAGAGCGTTTAGATTTTTATGAAAAGAATTTTGATAGAATTTCAGGTTTAAATAGAAAACTTAGAAGAGATGCTGCTATAGATGCTCAACTTAATTACATGGCTACAGAGCCTATAAGACAGGCTTTTGCTAATAGAGCTGCAGAAGCTGCTGCACAGAGAGGATTAAGAATCAGAGCTGCAAAAGAAGCAATGCCATCAAATATTCAAAATATAATGTTATCAAAACAAGCTCAGGCTGCTACAGCTTCCTCTGCCGAAGCAGAGAGGGCTAGGGCTGCAGCTGATCAACAAGATGCTGCAACCAGATTTGCAAGTCTTGGCATGCAACGTCGATTTGGCTAATTTAAACTAAAAGAGTATTGAGAGGTAAACCATCATGATGGGAGGAGGATCCCCACCACCACCACAGATAATATATCCACCAGCTGCTCCACCACCAGCTCCTACTACGCAGGTTCCTACTCAGGCTCTTGCTAGTCAGTCAGCCTTAAACGAAGTAAGTGGAAAGCAACAAAGGTTGAATATGGAACTTGGTGCTCAATTAGATAGAACTAATGCAGAGTTCTTTGCTGGTCAAGATATTAGACGTGGTCAAGCTGCTTCTGCAGAACAACGTCTAACTATAGACAAGCTAGGTGAAGATACTCGTGCTACTGCAAGAGTTACAGGTCAGGAGCGTCGTGCTGAAATAGGAGAAACTGGTCTTCAATATAGAAGAGGATTAGAAACTGCAGGAGAACAGGATAGAGCATTAACAAGAGAAACAGGCACAGAGCAAAGAAAGACAGTAGGCACTACTGCAAGAGAACAAAGAACAACAGACTTGCAGAAAGAGATGTTTAGACGCTATAAAGAGAATAGGGACTTCGAGCAAGCACAAAGCCAATATAGAACATGAAGAAATGGATTCAGACTTTAACTAACAAAGATCGTGAATCCTTTCTTGAATTTTGTAAAAAAGCCAGTTCTCCAATACAGATATATTTATTTTCCCGTTTTCTAGGTTTTCAAGGGACAGTTGTGGAATGCAACGAGTGGTCTACAAAAGAATTTAAAAAACGAAATTTTAATGTAGTTTTAGAAGCTGAAATAGATAATATGCAGATTGATATAAATAAATTACGTGATGCAATTGATATGGGTCTTGTAAAACAAGATATGGGTGCAGCGAGAATAGCAATGCTTCAAAAAGAATTACGTGGAGCTATAAAACAAATAGAGGATAAAAAGATTTTACAAGATAAACAAGGATTAATTTTGGCTGGTGCAGATAGAGCACTACGTGAAATGTTATCTATCTTTAGAGATGATCCTATTGAAGGACCTTTACAAGAAGCATCAATGGGAGTTTGGACAAAAATTCTTCAAGAAGAATCTTAAGCAAAAGTACGCTAAGCTACATTTATGGCAGGCACAAGTATCTACAGCGTTTATAGACGCACAGCAAGAGCAGCTGCAAAACAACAAGTAGTTAAGAAAACTTCTAATGTTGATGTAGAAAGGGCTAGAAAAAATTTTGCATATTTTTGCGATGTTGTAGGGGGAAAACCTCCTGCGAAACACCACCTTGAGTGGCATAAATTTTTATGTACAGGAGATGATAGTGAATGTCTTAAGGGTATTGCTGGTCCTAATGTTGACATATTGGCTCCTAGAGGATCTGCTAAATCTACCGTATTAGGTTTATATACAGCTTGGGCTATTGGCATACATGCTTTAAATAAAATGCCTTTGAAAATTTTATATATTTCTTATACAGTTGATGTTGCTAGACCGAAGAGTGCAGCAATAAAAAGAATTATAGAAGAAAGTAAAATTTATAAAGAAATTTTTCCAACAGTAAAGATTGCTAAAGGAATTAATTCAAATGAATATTGGAGTATAGATTGGAAATTTGCAGGAATAAAATCCACTGGTGAAGAAGAATTTAGTGTTTGTTGTGCAGGATTAAAAGGTGCTGTTACTTCAAAAAGATCTCATCTTTGCATAATTGATGACGCTATAAAAAGTGCTGATGATATTAAAAATAAAGATATCCGACAAGCTATGGAAGATAATTGGAACGCAGTTATTGTTCCTACTATGTTTGAAGGTGCTAGAGCTATTTGTTTAGGAACTAGATTTAGACATGATGATATTCATAGTAGAACTTTTCTTCCTGCTAATGGTTGGAAACAAATAGTTCAATCTGCAATAACTGTAGATAAAGAAGGCGAGGAAATGTCTTACTGGCCTGACATGTGGTCTTTAGATTATCTAAGTCAAAGAAGAAGAATAGCTCCTATAGCGTTTAGTTATCAATATCAGAATCAAGTTGTACAAACTAGTGAATTATCTTTGTCTCCAGATTTAATAGTTAAAGGAACAATCTCTACAGACTTTGATGCTTTAGGAGTTGGTGTTGATTTATCAGCTGGAGTGAGAGAAAGAAATGATTATACGGTATTTGTTATGGGTGGAAGGGTAAAAGATAAAATCCATATTATTGATTGTAAAAGAGTAAGAGTTATGGGAAATTTAGAAAAATTAGAACTTTTAATGGAAATGATGGAAGAGTGGGGAGTAATTATGAAAGATGGTAAAAATTATTTTCCTACAGGAACTTCTTTACATGTATGGTCTGAAGCAGTTGCATATCAAGCTTCTTTAGAAGCAGACTTTAAAAGAATATGTCAAACAGAACAAGGTTTGTATAATTTAATTTGGCATCCAGTAAAAGGATTCCGTGGAGATAAAGTTGCAAGATTTCGTGGAATAATGGGACTTTTTGAACAAAGAAAAATTATTTTTAACAAGTATCGAAAGTTCGGGGCATTAACAGATGAGATAGTAAATTTTGGTGTTAGCTCACATGATGATTGCGTAGATGCTTTAGTTTGGCTATGTAATGGGTTAATGACTCGTGGAAAACTTGAGTTAGAGTATTGAGGATTTAAACTAGAAGTATTAACAATGCCAGAACCAACTTTTTACAAACTTGAACTTGAGCAAGATGCTTATGGTTCAGCTGTGATTTCTTTACCTGATGAGCTATGCCACGACATGGCACTTCAACCAAATGAAAGATTTGATGTTGAAGTTGAAGGAGATGTAATTACATTAAAGCGTTTACATGCTGGTTATGTCATTGACCAATAGCAAAGGGATCTAATTAATGGAGAGTAATAGTAAAGCTGTTCTAGATGAAATGATTAAATCCGTCATTACTCGTGATGGAAAAGGAACAGCAGACACAATGCTGGTTAGTTCTCACTTATCCCAAATGAAGATGTTTGGAATAAGACAGGGAGTAGAGTTTTATCCACAGCAAGACAACTTTGGTACGCAAAGATTTGATTTTATTCAGCAAGTTATAAAGTTTAATCAATTAGATGCAAGATTAGATGCAATATGGGATAGATTTCTAGCATATGGAAAAGGATTATTTTATATAAGACCTACAAAAAAATCTTACAGAATTTATTGGTTTAATAAAGATTCTTATAGGACATATTATTCACCTGAAGGAGAACTAGAAGAAGTAATCATTATTTATCCATATAAGGTTAGATCCTCGAAAGGTTTTGCTGGAGTGGGTTTAAATACTGATAAGAGATATATGAGATTAAAAATTACGGCTACAGAAATAGAAGAATATCATGCAGAACAAGAAATAACTTTTGATCAAGAAAATACAAATTTTGCGACTTTTGATAAAAAAGTTGTAGAAAATACTATGGA